GGTGGGGCTGAAACCAGCGGAGTAGCCGCCGGCGATAAGAAAGGGCTTGACCTTACCTTTATGGCCGAAGAAAACGACTTCGCCGTATTTATGGAAGATTACACTGATACCCCCTTCGATAATTTTGTAAACGTAACCCTTGACCCGGCTTATTGATGCTTTACGTCGATTTACTGAATACCTACTTCGACCTGACTTTAACATTAGGGGATGCGGACACTTTAAGCCCGCCGCCCCTATTGTTAAGCCTGGCGAGGAAGGGAACGAATACTACAGCTTCCTTCGTTCTTCCTACTTTGGGAATGATACCCGGCGCCAGGTATGTTCGTTATATAGGAATTTTAACCAGCTTAGTACCGGAAAGCGGGCAATATGACTACCAGGTTTACGATAATACGAACCCGGTCAACCCAACACTAATAGAAGAAGGGCTTTTAATAGCTACCAGCGAACCCATAACTAAAGAATCCTATGGAACAGACAAAATCCGGGGAGAATACAAAGATCATATCTAAAGCAAAACCCGGAGTAGTAGAGCGCTTCAGCGTTTACAACTTCGAAGAAGTAGACCTTCCCCAAGCTATCGAAACGTCCTACAATAAATGGGTGATCTACGGCGAAGATAACCTTTTTCCCCAGCACCTAATTAACGCCTGGTTGCAAAGTAGCACCCATAACGCCCTGACTACCGGAATTATTCAAATGATTAGCGGCGACGGACTGACTTTCGACCCTTTGAATTTACAGGTAGAAGCTTTCAGACTTCGAATAAACCGCAAAGGGGAAACCCTGGAAGAACTTGTCAATAAAACGGCCTTTGATCTATACCTTCATGGTTACTTCGCCTGGCAAGTTATCTGGAACGTAGCCCGGACCTCAATAGTAGAAATCTACCATACCCCGGCGGAACAGGTAAGAAGTGGAAAGTCTGACGACCTGGGAATAATCGAAGAATATTACATTTCCTGGGATTGGGGTAACTACCGGAAACAGAAATTTGAGCCGAAAAGGGTCAAGGCTTTTGACCCTTTAGACCGGTCAGAGGGCAAGCAAATGATTTTTGTAAAGCAGTACCGCCCGAACCAGTTCTACTATTCGACCCCTTCCTATATTGGTGGTATGAACTGGATTTTAATAGATAACCGTATAGGGGAATTCCACCTGAATAACATCGAAAACGGTTTTTTCCCTTCTTCAGTGGTCCAGTTCTTTAACGGGGAACCGCCCCAGGAAACCAAGCGGCAGATTGAACAGAACTTTATGGATAAGTTCACTGGCAAAAGCCAGGCGAAAATAGTTTTTGTCTATAATAATAACCTGGACGAAAAGGTAAGCTTTGATACATACGAACCGGCGAACATCGACAAACGCTTCCGGGACCTTATGCCCGAAGTACATACGAACATAATGATAGCGCACCGGGTCCCCAGCCCGCTACTGTTCGGGATTCGGGACGGCGGGGGCCTGGGGAATAACGCCGAAGAACTGGAAAGCAGTAGCCTACTTATGAATAAAATGGTAATAGTCCCCTACCAGCAGATTATCATAGACACCCTGAAAAAGATTTTTAAAATAAACGGCTGGGAAACTGAAATCCGGATCGAAACCCTACAGCCTATTCAATTCCTGGAAGGCCAAAGCGGGGATGCGGACGCGACTACGGATGACCGCCCAACAGTAACCCCTACGGTTCAAAGGGCGGACCTGGAAAGCGATAGCCGCCTGGTTATTTCGGACAATATGGTAGACCCTATCCTTCAGCACCTAAAAAAGAAGGGTCAAAGACGGGAAGATTTAGAAGCCCAGGGCTGGGTTTTGGTCCAGGTCGATGATATGTTAACCGCTGAAGGAATTAAGCTGAAGCATGACCCGGACAAGTTCGCCGTAAGTACCGCCGCCCTGGAAAGCGACCCTGAAGCGGATAGTTCCCTGGACGTAGGGCTTTATAAAATCCGTTACGAATACCGGGGACCCAGGGACGAACGGAACCGCGACTTTTGCGCCGCCGTCCTGGACCTGAAATATATCTACCGCTATGAAGATATAAATGATATGTCTTCAATGATGGCAAACCCGGAATTCGGTTCTTATTCAATATGGGATTACAAAGGGTCCTATGGCTGTCGTCACCGGTGGCATAGGCTGGTTTTCTTCCGCAAACGCGACCCCAGGGGACGGTTCTTACCGGACGAAGGGCTGGAAAACGACCGGCAAGTAGGCCCAGGCGATACGCCGCCGTCAGTTATCCCCGACGACAAACAAGCTACAACGGTAAACGATAAACCTACTAGATAATGGCAAGGGAAGAAAGTTTAATCATAAGCGAAGAACTGTTCCGGGCCTTAAGCCCGGTAAGCGGCGATTTGGATTGGGAATACGTTTGGCCTTTGGTCCTGGCTACCCAAGATAAATGGATTCAACCGACGTTAGGCCAGAAGCTTTACGAAAAAATTATGGCAGATATAAAGGGTAGTTCCCTGGCCGCGCCCTATACTGACCTTCTGGAAGATTACATAGCCAGGGTAACCGTTTGGTTTACCTGTTACCTGGGCTTCCCATTTTGGGGAATCAAAGTAGTTAACAGTGGCATTATCCAGCGGGTAACGGATGACGGTAGTCTAATATCACTGACCGATATAGATAAACTGGCCGAACTTTGCAGGGGCCAGGGCGAATTCTACAAGCAAAGGCTTATAGATTACCTTTGCGCGAACTCTACAACCTTCCCGGAATACCGGAAAACGGAAAGCGGGGAAATCCACGCCGAAAATAACAACTATTCGGCTGGGCTTAACCTGGAATCCTATACGAAGAAAGGAACATCGGCCTACAACTATTACAAAGGCTGGCTTTAAATATTCAAAAATCTAGAACGATGACAGAAAAGAAAGCGACCACTAAGAAGGCGGCAACCAAAAAAACAGCCCCGAAAACAGCCCCGAAAACAGCCCCAAAATCGACCCCGAAGGCGAAGACGGTGGGTTCTAAGGATGAACCAGAGAAAGTCCAGAAAACGGCGCCTGTTGATCCTATACCGCCAGTTCCTCACCCTTTAAGCAAGCCGCCGGCCTGGTTAAAGCGAAGCGTTACCGAATACATAGTAGGAACGAAGGATTACGCGGCCTTGATTGAGGAACATAACAAGCTGTTTAAAACGACCTGGAACAAGCATAGGGTAAAGCCCGCTATTTTCTACGGGATTTACGCTAAAGTATTGAAGCATTACCAGGAAAAATGAACGATAGGGAACTACTTTTATTCCTGGAAAATACGAAGCATTGGGACCAGACCGCCAGGGATGTTTTAGTAGATGAATGGAATAAAAGACGTACAGATATTGGACAGATTGGAAAGAACCAGGTACGAACGCCCTGTAGGCTTCGGGCTATAAGGGATTCGTTAAAGCTTTATTTATTGAAACCTGTAAAAAATGGACAGTCGCTTATTAATGTTTGAAAGGGCTATGGATTACTACGGCCTGGAAGAAATCCCAGGGGAAGAAAACAACCCCGTAATTATGGGATGGTTCCGGGACCTGGGCCATACCTGGGTGCAAGGCGACGAACTGGCCTGGTGCGCCTGTTTCATTAACTGGCTGGCCTGGTCCCTTCGCCTGGAAAACAGCGGACGCCTGGACGCCAGAAGCTTGTTAAGCATAGGGCGCCCCGTAACAATACCCGAAAGGGGCCATATAGCTATTTTCTGGCGTCAATCGCTGGAATCCGTTTACGGCCATACCGGGTTATTTGTAAAACAGCAAGGAAGTAAAATTTATGTCCTGGGCGGGAACCAGGATAACCAAGTGAATATAAAACCTTATCCAGCGGACCGGCTTCTAGGCTACCGTAAACTTGAAATTCTAATAGGATGATGGCGCAACTATTTTGGATTGAATTTTGGGAAATCGTTTTAGGCGGAATGAGTCCTATCCACTTCTTCGCTTATGTATGTTTAATGGGAGCCGGGGCCTTTGTTTATTTCGCCCTGGACGTAAACAACAGCCGCAAAGAATCCGCCTTAACGCCGAAAAAATTTAACTTTAAATTCATGGTCCGGGAAAATGTGCCACGCTTTATAGCTGTCCTTATTATGATTTGCGCCGCTGTTATCTGGTACGAAGATTTTTTCGGGGTCCCCTTGAATCCGCAACTGGCTTTTATTTCGGGCCTGGGAATAGATGCTTTAATAGGGTCGATCTTAAAGACAAAAAAAAATAGTAACGGGGGTAGGGCTACGCGGGCTAAACTGTTAACCAGCCTGGGGCTTGAACCTGAAATATAAACCTTAAATCAATACACTATGGCAGAACAATTCGGAACCGAACTTATCGAAAAAACTTTCGATGTTTTAATCGAAATCGGCCAGGGCGTAGAAAAACGCCTGGCGGATGACGGCAAAATTAATATCCCTGAAGCTATTAGCCTGGCTGTCGAAACCTTCCCGGACATTTACAACGTAGCCCGGAACGCTAAAGACCTGGTAGCTGAATTCAAAGA